TTCAGGCTGATGAATGTGGTCGAATTAGTACTGGCTGCCGTTCCAATCGTTGTTGCAGATCCGGCAGACGAAGACACCGAGACAGTTGTCGAATTGATGATCGTGACCGAGAAGGTCGCATTCCACCCAGTCGGAACAAACCCATAAAGTGTTATAAAGTCGTTGTTCGCTAGCCCATGAGCAGACGAGAAGACAATCTGGCCACCAGATGCCGACACAACAGAAGGCAGATAGCCCAAGGACTGCGGCCTATATGTCCCAACCAGCTCGACTGAGTAATCCTGGTCAGGATACGGGCCAACCAAGAACGTGTAGTCGTCAAATGGCACCCAATACTGCGGGAGCCCACGATTGGCGACAGCCCCAGACCCGTAAACTGCGTCCAAAAACTCTTTCGTTGTGGGGAGCAGTGGGACGCGCGTAGCAAGATCAACACTGACGCCATTCATGGATGTGGTGCTGACAGTCTGCGAAACGCTAACCGTCCAAGATAGGCCAGCGCCAGAGACGATGAACGTGTTGGCGGCTACTCCCGGACCAGAAATTTCCATCCCAGCCACAATCGTGCCTGACGTAACTGCGCTTACAGACATGTTAACGCCAGATATTGAGGCGTTAAATAATGCTGGGGTCACGCCTGAAAGGACGTTGATCTGCTCCGGGACGACCAAGGTGCCATAAGGGAATGTGGCTGCCGCCACGTTCAGGGTGCGGCTACCAGCAGTTAGGCCATAAGCAGTACTGGACCCAGATGTAAACAAAAAGTCGAGATCGCGATACATGCGGTTCTCGGCATAGGTGATCATCTGGGTCAGAATGTTTTGAAAAGCAGTGTTGGTCGGTTCCACCACAGCCATTGTGGAGATCTGACTGACATACTGGGTGTAATTAAGTCCGGTGGTCATCTCAGAACTCCGATGCTAAGCCATTATAGCACCTATTTTTTCCCGGCGCACCAGCCCTCCCGGCGCGCATTATTCTGCTTTACCTCAATTATTGTCGCGGTTGTGTCTTTAGAAGACCAAGAAACATCCCGCCATACATCGCAAACAGCACCATTAGTCACGTTTGTGGCCGTCAGACTTGAGCAAGCCATCAGGGGTGACATCAACAGCATCGCCAGCACGAATCGCATCTTGCGTCCTCCTTAAAGCATCCGAAACAGCCGCCGCCTCAACCTCAGCAATGGCATCAGCGCGGATCTTTCCATAAATCCCAAGCGCAACCATGACAATGGCTGCACCAAGAAGCAGGTAACGCCCCAAAGGGCTCAAGAGAAGACTAAACACCATGCTCCTCCATATGCTGCTTGCGGAAGTACCAGATTGCCGCGCCCAAACCAATGACCGCCAACATAATCATGAAGTTGGTATTGTGGAGTAGGCCCATAATCTGATCTGCCGTGTCGGACGCATCCTGCGCATTGGCGGCGATCTGCTTGGCTGCTCCGAGCCCTCCAAGGCCTGCCGTAATGACCGCAGCGTTGCCCTGCTTGCTATCCGTCATGGATGGGACGGGAACAGACTCAGGCTCTGTGCGCTGCTCGTGTTCATCTTCTGTAGGATCTTCAGTAGGCGCAGACGGCCCGGCCAAAGGGGTGATCGGAGAAATTTCATGCGCCATCCACCATGCGCTTTCTGCTTGGCGGCGCTTTACCAACCCTGGAAGTACCTTGCCGCCACCCTTGGTCCATTTCATCAACTCTGCGGGCACGGCATCAAACTGCGCGGCATTTACCTTTTTGAGGAGCGTGGACGATTGCAGGTTTCCCACCCCAGCGTTGTAGGCAAAGTCCACGAGGACATCGAACTGATGCTGGGTCAAAGGCTGCTTGACCATGTTGAAGACAGCCGTTTCGTACTTCACCAAGTCCCGGCGAAGCATTTCGTCGGCCTGCTTCTGGGTAATTGTCATGCCGTCCGTGACTGCCGGAGCGCCAGCAGCCGAAGTATGGCCGTAGCCAATCGTGCAGACGTTGGCTGGGCAACGATACGCCCTCAGCTTGCAGCCTTCAAACTTCTTGAGAAGGGCGTCAATACCTTCTTGGCTCATCTGCATGATGATACTCCTAGTGTGCGAGAGATAAGGCGGCCAGCAAGCCGCAGATGATGAGGACCACAATAAGCAGGAAAGCAGAGCCATAAACCATAATGTTTTGCATAAGTTCCTCCTGCTCCTTAGCAGCTTTAGCGCGGGCAGCAGCTTGTTCCTTCCGTATGCGGGTCGTTTCCTTGAGGATTTCGTCCCACGCCAGAATACCATATTCCGAGATGAAGGTGTTCTTCACCTCCAACATCATATGCTCTACTTCAGCCTTGGCAGTGAAAGCTTCGATGGCTATCTGCTCTGCCGACTTTTCGCCAAATAGGCCCGGCTTTGGCGGCTGCGTGGCAATCTTGGTAAGCTGATTGGCGCTATCAAGCAGCGACATGACATCGCTGAACATGCCCTGCATTTCCTTACCAACAGATATGCCAGCCTTAATGGCCTCATAACTGCCTTTGGCAAGGGCAAGGATTGTAATGGGGTCCATTATTTGTCCTGTTTGGCATCAAGCTTATCATAAATGCGTTTAAACATGTCCTCAATGTGATCCATGCGCTTGTCCATGTCATCCTTAAGGACGTAGGTCTTCGGCATGTCTGCTTCTATCCGATGAAGATCATCTTTTAATGACTGAACAGCTTCCCACAGTTGGCGCGCAAACCATCCTATAACGCAGAGAACGGCGCTAAGGGCCAGATTGATGGTTGACTGGTCCATAGCGCCATAGCTCCTTACTGAACAGTAACTTCAGATTCCGTTGTTTCTGCAACAGGAGCCTGGGGTACTTGCGCTTCAGCCTGACGCTTGATCTCCATGATCAGGTCGGCAACATCCTTAAACGGGCGATCTCCTAAAACCGCAAGGATGTTATTCCAAGCCTGAACTGGAAGAGTGATTGCTATGCTGTCCATTTAAACCCCCTTTACGATGTTGATCAAACAGCTATCCGGCTCAAGAGCTATAAACTCGTGCTCCTGATAAGCTGGCCAATCAATCACATTCCCAGCGACAATCGTCAATTCCCAATTGTTGCCGTGAACCTTGAATGATCCTTTGTTAACGATGCTAATATGAGCATCATGTTCCTGATGCGAGTGCATTGGGAGAACGTCGCCAACAATTGGAAAATCGTAGCGAGACCCGTTAAGTTTTCCAAAAAAGATAGGCGACACCTGTAGCATCAGATCACCGTTGGCGTGTCAGTGACGCGCGGCGGCACCGGCTTCACAGGGATAGGGTCAATCGTAAAAGTGTTGGGGTCATAGTACCACTGGTCCGCAACAACATCGTCATTGCAGGCCACCCAAAACAACGGAGGGCCAACCTCAAACGGCGTTGTAGTTACTTCCGCCACGCGCTCTCCAAGGAGAACGCCTTCATAGCTGTAGACTTGTTCATTGGGGGATATGAGGGCTTGTTTCATATCAATACTCCACCACTACAACACCAGCAGCGCCTGCACTTCCAGTAGTAGAAGCGCCACCAGATCCTCCGCCACCATACACCCCTCCAGCAGTACTGCCCACAGACCCGCCGCCAAAGAAAGTTGTTCCGCCCATTGTTGCTCCAAGTGAGGCACCTGCGCAAACGCCAAAAGAATAGCCGGATTGACCATTCCCACCCCTAAAATTAAGCGTACCTGCTGATCCAAGCCCCCCGTTTGAAGGGCCACCAGCGCCGCCAAGTCCGCCAGCCCCACCTGTCGCCGAAGCATAAGTACTAAAAGATGATGTGCCACCTGCGCTACCACTTCCGAAACTCGTCGCACCCGACCCACCGTTCCCAACGGTTACAGAAATTGTGCCGCCGGGCGTCAATCCAGATACAATAGCAATAGAAGTTCCACCGCCTCCACCAGCAGAACCATACCCAGTGCCAGAACTGCCACCTTGGCTACCACCACCGCCACCGCCGCCAACGACAGTCACCTTAACCTTAGTGATACCAGCAGGCACAGTGAACGTGCCAGATGAGGTGAAGACCTGCATATTGCTAAACCCGCCAGCCGTAGCCGCAGTCGTTTGCGTCGTCGCATCCGGGAATGTGATCCCGGTGCTGCCAAGAATTACGGACATTGTTTGCTCTCCAGTTCCTTGACCTTAGCCGAAAGCTCTTTAATGGCTTCGATAAGAAGGGGAACCATACGCTCATAATGTATGGTCAGATACTTCTCATCAATAGGGGCAGGCACAACAACTTCAGGCATGACAGCCTGAACTTCCTGCGCCGAAATGCCAACTTCAGGCTTCACATCGTAGCCCAGCGCCTGAGCAACTTCATTGGCTTCGTAGTTGAAGCCGTTGAGCGTCTCTACCTTGGCTAGGGCATTCTGAATGTTGCCCTTGCGGGTCTTGAGCCGGTCGTCAGAGTAGTAGGCTGTGATGGCATTTGTAGCGCGAATTTCGCCAGCCGTTCCAGATGCGGCAGTGTTAACACCAATTGAGTTAAACTGGACATTGGAGCTGGTCGCGACAGCCTGCCCGATGCTGAACGTCACTGCGCCGGTTGATGCGCTGACAGAGACGCCAGTGCCAGCCACCGCCGAAGTGACACCGCCATTGGTAATGGTGACAGCACCTGTTGAAGCTGAGACGCTGATGCCAGTCCCAGCCACAGCAGATG